GACTACCTAACGAACACAGGTATTACAGTAGCAGCTAGCACGAACTATCATTTCAAAATTGTGATTGATAGCGATAGAAAACCATCTATTTTTATAAATGGTAGACAATACAGTGTAACTCAAACTGCAATAACGGCTTTTGATGGCTCAACTTCGGTTACTGGGACAACTCAGGCAACTATTGCAGCGAATTATTCGGCTACTAATGCTAACACTCAAAAGGGTGCAGCAATGAAAAACGACATTGATTTAATTCCTTACATAGGGATTGAAGCTGGCGACGGTAACGCCGCATCAATAGACGTTAGTTATAGTAATATAAGCAGACTATTGTTTGAATAATAAATAATGTGAGCTCCTTCGGGAGCTCACAAGATTAGGAGAAAATTTATGGCAACAGATCTAAAATCATCTGCAGTAATTACAACTACAGCACTCGACGCTGATGGTTTATCAACTGCAGCAGCAGTTGGAAATAATGCAGCACTTACTTTAGGTGGAGCATTAACTTCTGGAGGCGCTTATACAGCAGATACTGGTACAGCTAGACAAATTACACTTTTAAGTGCAAGTGACGATTCAGGAATTACATTTACAGTAGTAGGAACGGATGTTAATGGAGATGCTTTATCAGAAACCGTTACTGGAGCAAATGCTGGTACAGCAACAAGTACAGGGTATTTTGCAACGATATCATCAATCACAGCGGTTGGAAATCCAGCAGGTAATATGTCTGCAGGAATTAATTCATACGTAGCAGGCGTTATTTTTCAAGGTCGCACACGAGTTAAAAATTTAATATGGTCTGGTGGCGGCGCTATTGGAACAATTAACATAAGAAATAGTGGAACAGCAGGAACAAGTTTAATAAATGTTCGTTCTAATGCTACTTTAGGGGTTAATGATAATCTTACTTTAGCAGATGACGGTGTTCTTTTTGCTTCTGGAGCTTATATTACTTATGTAGAAACACAGTGCAATAGTGTAGCGGCATTTTACGGATAGTAGGTAGCCCATGGCGAATACTACTTCTGGAACAGTTACTTTCGACAAAACGTTTTCTGTTGATGAAATTATCACAGAAGCTTATGAACGTATAGGTTCACAAGTAACTTCTGGTTATCAATTAAAATCAGCAAGACGATCTTTAAACGTTCTTTTTCAAGAATGGGGCAATAGAGGTTTGCACTACTGGGAAGTAGCTGAAACTAATATTGATGTTATCGAAGGACAAGCTGAATATACTTTTTATAGAGCATCAGGTGATGGAACAAGTTCCGTAACAACTGCTCCAGCAAGCGTTTATGGTGTAGCAGATATTCTTGAAGCAACACTTAGATCCGATAGAACAGCAACAGGTCAATCTGATTCTGCTCTTACAAAAATAGCTAGATCTGCTTATTCAGCATTATCAAGTAAACTTTCTAAAGGAACTCCATCACAATATTTTGTTCAACGATTCACGGACAAAACAACTTTAACCGTTTATCCAACAGCAGATTCATCTAATGCATCTAAAGACTTACATTTTTATTATGTAAAAAGAATACAAGATGCAGATGCAACTTATACAGACGCAACAGATGTTCCGTACAGATTTGTACCTTGTATGGTTTCAGGACTTGCATTTTACTTAGCACAAAAATTTAACCCACAATTAGTACAACAAATGAAATTGTTGTATGAAGACGAGTTAACAAGAGCATTAGCAGAAGATGGTTCTTCAGCTAGTACTTATATAACTCCGAAGAATTATTACCCGAATATATAATGGCATACGCAAGAGGAAAATACGCACAGGCAATATCAGACCGATCAGGAATGGCATTTCCATATAATGAAATGATTAGAGAATGGAATGGAATGTTTGTTCATAAATCTGAATATGAATCAAAACAACCTCAATTAGAGCCAAGACCTCATGGTGGAGACGCACAAGGTTTACAAAATTCTAGAACAGATAGAACAGAAAATACTGTAGCACAATTATTAATCCCTGATCCATTTACCACGTATGCAGCGTCATCAGGCATTATAAATGTTCATGCGCCGAATCATGGGCTAACAAATGGATCAACATACAGATTTAGAGGAGCACCAACAACTTCAGGCACTTATGGTGATCCTGGTAGTTTTGATGGTATAGCAGGATCAAATATTGCATATAGTTCAGGTTATGCTATTACTACAGGTAAGTATGTTAGCGGTGATAGAGACACGGATTTTACAACAGATTGGTTTTATTTTACAGTTAACACAAACACTGCAACAGCAGGTAGCGTGAAAGGAGGAGGGTTTCCGGTTTCAATAGGACCAGTAACTCTTAGTGCATAATGGCAGGATTTACTTATTCAACACTTACAACAGCAATTCAAAATTACACTGAAGTCGGAACAGGCGTACTTTCAAGTACAATTACAGATCAATTTATAGATAATTCAGAACTTAGAATACAAAGAGATGTTCCAATTGATGCAGATCGAAAAGAAATGCTTGGAAATTTAACAGCTTCAAAAGACAATGTTTATGCTCCTGCGGGAACTTTATTTGTTAGAGGACTTCAAGTTTATACTTCAACGACTGTTGCAACTGGAACTAATAGCTGGTTGGAGAAGAAAGATATTAGCTTTTTAAGAGAATATGATACAGCTGAAACGACTACTGGCACACCAAAATACTATGCTATGTCAGGGGGAGCAGAAGGAACGGGAGCAACTTCTTCAGGAAGAATTACAATTGTTCCAACACCAAGCTCAGCTTTTATGTACAAAATTCATTATAATGCTAGACCAATAGGATTGAGTTCAGCAAATACAACAACTTATTTAAGTCTTAATTTTGGAAACGGACTTTTATATGCATGTCTTGTGGAAGCATTTAGCTATTTAAAAGGCCCAATGGATATGCTACAATTATACGAACAAAAATATCAAACCGAAGCACAAAAATTCGGTGGAGAACAAATAGGTAGACGAAGACGAGACGATTATACGGATGGTGAACCACGTATACCCGTTCCGGCTCAGACACCGTAAGGAATAAAATATGGCAACATTAACAGTAACAGTCAAAGAAGCAATCACTCTTAACAACATAGATTATGGATCGGAAAGATCTTTAGATATTTCTAGTGTTAATGAAATTACAAAAAGAGTTGTAACCGCATCAACAACAGAATGTGGATTAATAGGATTTATATCAGCAATCAGTGGAGTAGGTGTAACCGCTAATAAAGTTGGTTATGTTGCAGGAATGTTTGATGATGGTGATGTTAGATATATTAGAATTACAAATTTAGATTCATCAAATCATATTATGTTAACTTTTAGAGATGAAGATAATACAGAATTTAGAATGAAAGTAGATGCAGGTCACTCGTTTATTTATCCTGGTGATAATAGCGGTGGCGTTGTAGATACTATGAAAGCAGCAGGATCAGCTTTAGCTTCAGGTCTTTCTGACTTAGTAGATATAACAGTGGATACAGATACAGCATCTTGTGATGTAGAAGTATTTGTAGGGAGCGCTTAATGGCATCAACATATACAGGATTAGGTACAGAGTTAATGACAACCGGCGAAAACGCCGGTGACTGGGGAACCAAAACTAATACCAATTTAAAAATCATTGAACAATTAGCTGGTGGTTATATTGAACAGGCTATTTCATCAACTACGACTACACTGTCTGTTTCTGATGGATCAGTAGATGCAACCCTTGCACACAGAATTATAAAATTTACAGGAACACTTAGTGGAAATTCTACAGTTACAATTCCATTAGATGTTCAGCAAATGTACATTCTTATGAATGGTACATCAGGTACATACACACTTACATTCAAATATGTTTCCGGATCCGGAAGTACAGTTGCTTTTGGAACGACTGATAAAGGAACTAAAATTGTTTATGCTACTGCTAGTCATGCCTCTAATCCAGATATGGTCGATACAGGAATATCAACTAATACTCTTACAGGAGTAACGGGAGACATTACAATAGATTCACCTGCCGATCTCGTTCTTGACGCAGCAGGCGGAAATGTAGAATTCAAAGATGCAGGTACAACCCAGCTTCTTTTGGATATGGACACCACTGCTAATGCTCAAATTATACAGTTAAAAGTTAACTCTGATGATTTAGTTTTATATTTTTCTATT